GCCATGAACATCTCATCAGAAATAATGGCCTCATGAGCATCGGTGTAAAGATACCAGTCCATGAGGCCATTATTTTCAATTTGAGAAATACCGGTACTGATCGTTTTTTGAAGCAGCACCCGTCCGGCATATTTTTCATTCTGTGCTGTCAAGCAGGAACTAAGAAAAATTTGCAGGTAAATATCGAATTGTTGGAGTTAAGAAAGAAGTTATGCGCTTTTGGCGATTTCACAGAAATATCGACACAAAGCATATATCAGGATACACAGTCCTGTAATTGCGGTTCATCCTGGACACTCCTCTCCTCCTGCAAATCCCGCAGCAATCTCTTATAATCCTCGCAGTAGTTCCAGACAACCTCGATTCGACCGCCGGGATAAATTTGGACCTCTTTCAAAACATCTGTCATGATCTCTTTTGAGATAGCTGTCACCTCTGTATATTTTTGGAAGCTGGTCACAACGGGTTTGCTCAGTTTGTCCTCGCTGTCCGCATTCCTCAGTATAGCCTCCAGCTCAGCAATCCTGCCCTTAATCTCATCACGCTTTGAAACAAGCGTGGCTTTTGCAGCTCGGTATTCACCTCTGCTGATGTCGCCTGCTATCAGCGTTTCGTACAAATCCCTGATCTGACTGTCCTGTTTAAGACAGATTTCTTTTAGCACGGAAACTTGCTTTTGAACCGCAATGAGGTCTGTCTTCTCCTTTTGATGGCGAGCCTCCCATATCCGGCCCCACTTTACCGCAGATACTGCCTGAGCACGGAGTCCTGCCAAAATGATCTCTGTAATATCACTTTCCAGTATCCGTTCATCCGAGCAGAGAGCGGAATCTGTCAATCGCGGCGTCCGGCAAAAGAAATACGGGTACTTCACCGCTTTATGCACCATTGTGTGACCGCATATCCCGCAGCGGACTTTTTTGCTCAGGGGACTGCCGGATGATGTCACGCTGCGCTCCGCGAATTCATGCAGCGCCTCCTGCGCACGGTCAAACTCCTCCTGGCTCACAATTGCTTCGTGCATCCCATCCACAACAATCCAATCCTTCCTGCTGACTTTCAGACTGTGCCCCTGCCCGATCTTATCATAATACCGCTTCCCGTAGATGACCTTGCCAAGATACTGTTCATCCCGGACGATTCTTATGATTGCACTGTCTGTCCAGTAATTCTCCGCACAGAGGGAGTTCCAGCGCCGGGGGACAGCACTCTGCGCCTGTTTATAGAGCATAGGTGTAGGGACACATTCCTGATTCAGTGTTTTTGCGACTTTCAAAGCCGGTATGCCCTCAGCTACCATCCCAAAAATACGGCGGACGACCTCGGCGGCAGGCTGGTCAATGACCATATGAGTCTTTCTTGCAGGATCTCGCTTATACCCATATGGCGCAATGGCAGCCTGCCACTCCCCCTGCTGGGCCCGGAACCGTTTGGCGCTGCGCACCTTCCGGGAAAGGTCCCTGCTGTACAGATCATATAACAGGGTTTTGAAGGCTGTTTCCAGGCTGTCCAGATCGGCGGTGCGGATACTGTCAAATCCATCGTTGATTGCAATAAAACGCACATCCAAAAATGGGAAGACGCGGGAAATATAGTTCCCCACTGTGAGATAGTCGCGGCCAAAACGGGACAGGTCCTTGACAATAATACATTGGGCTTTCCTTTGGAGAACCTGGGCCAGCATTTCCTTCACGGCGGGGCGTTCAAAATTTTTGCCGCTCCAGCCATCGTCACAAAACTCCACGACCTCAGCTCCGGCAAATTCATCATGACTGCGAATGTAAGCATTTATCAGATTGCGCTGGTTGGCAATGCTGTTGGATTCCCGTTTCTCACCTTCTTTCAAATCATCATCTTCGGAAGACAGACGGATATACCGAAAAATCGTCATACACACACCTCTCCCAGCAATGTGACCAGGGATTGATATTCGTCCCGGTATTTCAGTGCTATGGACAAACGGTTTTCAGCGCCTACTTCTACCCGGTCAACCAGTGCATGAACCATCTCCTCCGTCAAGACCGTTTCTCCCTGAAAACTGCCGCAGGCCGCCAGCCAGGGATTGTTGGCCGTTTTTTGCAGAAGCTCCTCCTTCCGCTTTTTGATTTCGTCCAGACGGATTCGCGCCTGCTCCATGTCAGCCCTGTACTGCTGCTTCATTGACAAGTATTCCTGTTCCGTTACCAGCCGGTCTACATAGCTTTGGTAAAGACTGTCGTGCAGTCTCCGGGCACGGTCAAGCGCCTGCTGCGCATCCAACGTCTCCCTCCGCAAAGACGCTTCCATGCCGGCAGCTTTTTTAGACCGGTCATACTCCCGCGCCAGTTTTTCCATGTTTCCCGCCAGAGCAATCTCTTGTTTCAGCATATCCCACAGAATTTCCATAAGGTGAGTCTCTCGAAGATTTTTTAGTGGACATGCCGCTGGATTTTCTGAGTGGGTAATACAAATGTATGTATAGCACCGGCTTCGAGCCTTTGCGGAAACCTTCTTGTAGCGAATCATCGGGCGTTTACAGTCTGCACAGTAAACCAGTCCACGAAAGATATTCGGCACAGTTCCAAGCCCGTCATACACGCCAAGACGTTCCCGGTAAACAGAACAGTCCTTTTCTGCGATGGCCTGCACAGCATAAAAGGTTTCTTCGTCAATCAGAGCTTCGTGTGTGCTGCGGACGAGCATCCACTGATCCTTCGACACGGATAACATCCTCCTGCCCTCTGACAGCGCATTCCGGTTGCGGCCCTGCACCATGTTTCCAAGATATACCTCATTGAGCAGGATTTTTTTGACCATTGGAACATGCCACACCGATTTTGCGGAGCGTTCCGACTTCATTTCTCCCCGCATGTAGTGATACCGTGCCGGGGATGGAATGCCCTGTTCATTCAGCTGCCGTGCAATCTTCAAATAGCTGACGCCGGAGAGCCGCCATTGAAAAATCATGCGCACAATGGGAGCGGTTTCTTCGTTGACTTCCAGCCGGTGGGAATCGGCAGCGGATTTCCGGTAGCCATACGGGGCCCAGGAACCGATAAACTCGCCGTTGAGCCGCTTCGTCACAAGAGCGGAGCTGGATTTCCTGGAAATGTCTTTGCTGTAAGCCTCATTGATCATGTTTTTCAGCGGAACAATGTAACCGTTCTCAGAGCGTTCCGCAGTCAATGTATCAAAATGGTCATTGACCGCAACAAACCGTACATCCAGATAGGGGAATAGCCGCTCCAGATACATCCCGGTTTCCAGGTAGTTACGGCCAAACCTGGAGAGATCTTTGACAACGATACAATCAATTTTTCCGGTGCGGATCTCCTGCATCAACTGCTCAAAGGCGGGCCTTTCAAAGTTCGTGCCGCTGCTGCCATTATCACAGAACAATCCGCAAAATGTCATATCCTGCTGCCGTTCAATGTAGCTGAGAATCTGCGCTTTTTGCGTCTCAATCGTATCGGCTCCCGGTTTCCCGCTGTCCTCCACAGACAGCCTGACATAGCCGCCCGTGCGATAGATGCGCGCTTTGACCTGTTCACCGGCAAACGCAGGAATGACAGGGTTGATTTTCCGCTTTGTGCGGGCCATCTCAAATCACCTCCTTTTCCGGAGGCATCTCCTGAGCTTTTGCAAGCAGATCCAGAAACCACTGGTATTCATCGTACCAACGATAGACGATTTCTACCCGATGGTCCCGAAAGACCAGAATGCGCTCAATCAGGGTAACAACAATCGTGCGGTCCAGCTCGGTGATATTCTGACAGCGGCGGAATCGCTCCGTCCAGCTGTGACCGTCAGAGGAACGCCGGACCTCACGCTCCATTTCTTCCCTGATGTCATCGGCCTGCCGTTCCGCTTCTTCCCGGCGTCTGGTATAGGTCTTTTTCAGATCGAGATATTCGTCCCGGTCAATAATGCCATCGTTCAGATTTTCATAGAGCGATCTAAGAAGCGTTTGATTACGCTCAATCTCTCCCTGCTTATGCTCCAGGCGCTCCTGCAATTTCTTCATGCCTGCCTGCTGAAGCTGTGCGGTACTGGTCATTTCCATCAGGTTCGCCAGATCAATGACATCCTGGACGTGCTTCTTCAACGAGTCCAGTACGATCTCACCAAGCTGTACATCGCGCAGGCTATGGGAATAACACTCCGCAGGCTGCTTTTTATGGGCGGAGCAGACATAGTAGACATATTTTTTCTTCCCGGAAGGGACCGTTTTCCGAATCATTGCGCTGCCGCACTCACCGCAGAAAACCAGACCGGAAAACAACTCCACACCTTCCCCACCAGGGCTGGTGCGGGTATCAAGCGTCAGAACCTTCTGCACTACTTCAAAATCATCCCGCCGGATAATCGGCTCATGGCAGTCCTCTACGACAGCCCATTCCTCCCGCGGCTTGTGAATCAGTCGCTTGATCTTATAATTCGGGGTCGTGACACGCCCTTGCTCCAAAGTGCCGATATAAACCGGATTTTTTAAAATCCGCAGGACCATATTGGCGCTCCATACAGACTCCGTTTTTACCCGAAACGATGTTTTATACCGCATTCCCCGCAACTTTTTGTAATCCATCGGTGTAGGAATGCCAGCATTCGTCAGGCGGTCCGCAATGTCGCCGGAGCTGATTCCCTCCAACTTCCACTTGAAAATGTCCCGCACCACATTTGCGGCATAATCATCAATCAGCAGCTTGTGGTGGTCATCGGGATCTTTTTGGTAGCCAAACGTGGCGAAAGGGCCGATAAAATCTCCACGCTGGCGTTTGATTTCCAACTGACTTCGAATCTTGACGGAGGTATCGCGGCAGTAAGCCTCATTGATCAGATTTTTGAATGGGATAATCAGATCATCCGATCCCTCATTGTGATGCAGGCTGTCATAGTTGTCGTTGATGGCGATGAACCAAACCCCAAGGAACGGGAAAATCCGTTCAATATATTCTCCTGCGTCCAGGTATTCCCTCCCAAATCGTGAAAGATCCTTCACAACAATGCAGTTGATTTTGCCCGCCTTGACATCGGCCAGCATCTGCTGAAAAGCAGGACGGTTAAAATTGGAACCCGTAAAACCATCGTCTACCCGCATTCCACACTCCCGCAGTTCCGGATGTTGACTTAAAAAATTGCGAATCAAATCTTTTTGGCCTGTAATGCTGTTGCTTTCTTCTTTGTCTCCATCTTCACGGGACAGACGTACATAGCCGCAGGTGTTCCAAACCTTAGATGTACCTTCATTCATGACAAAACCTCCCTGTGCTCAAGGCAGCAAAGCACTTGAACAAGCAGGGAGGTACTGATTTAGTCCAATGTTATTATAGCATATGACTGCCGGCTTGTCCAGAGCACTGCGCAAAATTTTCAGCTTTTAGAGCGTATGTAAGACAGCATCCGTTCCTCCAGCGTCACATCGGTATCAGTGAAACTGACCTTCACAACATATTTCCCATGACGATAACAATAAGGGTTGCCGATCTGGTGGACAAAATCCAGAATTCGCTCTTTCTTCGGCAATTCTGTACGGACCTCAACGTCCCGGATGTCTCTCAGAGTTTCCGGGTCTACCGTCCGGATATCTACCTCCCGCATTGCTTTAACCATTTCCTCTGTCAACAGATATTGCTCCACAGTACCATCTCCCCTGTTTACTATATGCTTTCACAGCCTGCTCTCATACCCAAATCAAATGCCGGTCCGGTAGAACAATTTCACATTTATCTGTCTGAGCGGGATGCGCATAAGGCGCCCCGCTCAGACAGACATATAATGGCACAGACAGAACCCGTCAGATCTCATCGGTTCCAGACTGCTAGTCCAGCTTCATTCTGGCGGATATTCTATCTGTGCCAT